AAAATCTGCTGGTGAACTGCTTGTTGGCATTTCTGGTTTAAATATCGCCATTACTTACTCTCCTTATATATGTTATTCCAAGTTAATTTAATGTCCTTACCTTTCAAGTGAGGACTTCTACTTCCAGCTTCTAATGCTTCATTTGCTTTAAATGATACCATTAGATTGCCTTTTTCATCGTCTCTATAGACATAACCAATAGCGTCACAGTCTGCCATTAACATGTTTTTTAACTTACCTGTTAAATCTAGACTTTCTGGTTCTACTATTGCTTTACTGTCTACTACGGCTCTCGCCCATTTCCTATGTCCAACGATAATTACATGAGGAAATATCTCTTTTAGGATTTGAACTGTATTCAAAACCTTTTCTCTTACAAGACCAAACCCTTTACCAAAGGCTAAATCTTGTACTGATGACACATTCTCTTCTTCGCACACAGCTTTCTCAGCCCATGTTGCTACTTTATCTATTGTATCTATTGCTACGTATTTGTAGTCGTGACCTTCTTGTGCTGATTTTAATAGCTCAATTAAATCACCTCTGTTTTTTACTGTCTCTACATAACCCTCAATCATATCTGCACCACCTTCAGTGTCTATAATTAGACAATCATCTAATTCACTTAAAGCAGTTGTTTTACCTACTTTAGGTGCTCCATACAATAACATGGTTTTTGGGTTTTGAGAGATAGCTTTTCTTTTGACTTTTTTAAGCGTCATTGCTATTCTCCTATTCTATATGATTAAATAGGCTAGTCTAAATGTTAAAATCTAAACTAGCCCATTATATTACAACATTCTCTTTATTTATACAAGACATTTTTCTCTATACTCATAGTTGGAAAATGAAACGATACAAACCCTTCATATGGTTGTTGTTTGACAATTTTCCTTACTGCATTTGCAATAAAGCTACCAGACATATTACTACAGTAGCTTGTGGCTTTCATATTGCATGGTTCTTCGCTTCCTTCCTCATCTGAGTACCATATATCCTTGTATTTATTTAATGTAGGTTTTAATATTACATATTGTTGATAATGCTCTGCGCCCATACGACCATCTATCAATGCATATGGTTGAGATTGTTTCCAATAAGTAATTGCTTTAACAGCATCTAATCTAGACTTCATGCTGTCAAAACCAAGTATAATTATGTCATTGTCATTCAAATATACATAATTACTAAACATTTCATCCATACATGTTACTTCTACTAAATCATTTATATCTTTTAATTTAGAATTTAACATGTCTACTTTTGCATGTCCTACATCATACAAAGTATACTGTGAAACGCCTACATTGCCTGTATCAACTTTATCATTATCATATAAACAAAAGTTTTCTGCACCCATTCTACATAATTGGGTAGCTGCGGCACTACCTATAGCACCGCAACCTAGTATATGATAATTAAAGTCATTAAGATTATCTACAAGTCCTAAACTTCTCATATTAATAGACATCATAAACTCCAAAACTGTTATTCCAGTTTATAGTTTCAGCCATGTCTTTAGCATTATTGTCATCCCATTCAAACAATTCGCTAGGCATTGTAGACATCAACTTATTCATAAGTTGTTGTTTATTCATTTTATACTCTTTTACTTTGAATGGAAACTTATCTTTTTTACAAGCTTTATTTATTTTTGATACTCTTTTGTTCCATTCCTTGTGACTCATAGTTCCATCCATAAACGCATCTTGAGCATTTTCCATTACTTCAACAAACTCTTGATAAGCCTGTTCATATGCAAGTTCTTCGTTTTGTTTATAAGTCCTTGCCCATAAACTGCGTTGATTTGAATTTCTATTCCAAAGTCCATAACCTGTATTTGAATAAACAGGTTGTTTAGGTTTAGAACATAGTTCTTTATACTGCTTTTCCATAGCTTTTGTTATTTGTATTTTTGGTACTTCTCTTTCTATGGTAAGATTAGTATCTATATGCTGCTCCATAGGTAATCCATTCATGTTCCAGAAACTAACTCTAAACAAATACTCTTCTTTGAGATTAATAACTAATGCCAAAGAATAACTATTGTTTTTCCACGCTTCTATTTCATTAACATCTGTACCGCTCCAAAACGCTCCCATAGTATGATGTGAATGCCACCAAACAAACTTCATGTTTGGATTATTATACTTCATACCATATTTCATCATATACTCACTAACAGCTTCTCCTTCTAGCTCTGTATTAGTACCTGTATTTTCTTGTTTAAGTATTTCTACATCACCAACTTTGATTCTTCCATCTTTTTGTGGTACAGCTGTCATTAAGCCTGATATTTCGTTTTTATCTTTATCATAAGCTATTGTAGCCCATCCTTGTAACTCATACCAATCATCTTCAGATATATAAAATATATCTTTTAGTTCTTTGTTTTCCATTTTCTCTCCTTACTGAGCGTTAGCCCAAGTTTTCATTATCATTTTCATTTCCTCGTCAATATCTGCTGGTACTGCTGGTTTAACCTCTTCTTTAATCAACATATTATGGTTATCTAAATAATTATATAAATAACTATCAAAACCTCCTATTTTTATATAATATTTATACATATTATGAATTATTTCAGTTTTAAATTCATCAATATCAGCATATTCTATACATTCATCACAGCTTCCAATTACATCTCTTACATAATATGAAATACTAGTAACATTATTTTCATAGTATTTAAACATGTATTCTACTAAAAATCCAACCATGCCTTCAATTTCATAAGCTTTATCTGAATCTATAAAATTTAATATTCTATTTGTATTCTTTGATGCAAAACATGTTTCTGCAATAGAACAATTGTATTTATCGCATATTGATTTTTCAGATTTAATTTGAGTGATATAATCTGTGTACTCTCTTTTTACAACTTTTTTTATTGCATTAGAACATGTTGTTTGTATTGATTTAATATCCTGAATAGCTTTATAAGCTTTACTAAAGTTTTCAGGCAATCCAATATGAGTCCTATACGGTTGATTGTATGGATTTGATTGCTTGATATTGTAATATTGAGCCCAATTTATTAAACACATTGATAGTTTAACATAATTGTTTTCTTTACATGCATTTTGTATATCTTCAAAATGATTATCAAGACATACAGTTCCATAAGCACTGTTATCAATGCCTCTAGTTGAAATATATGGATGCATTAAATTATATGCTGATTTATACTTACCAATAGCTTTTATTGTATAAGCTGAACCATTTACCTTTTTACGAAGAGGTTCATGAATAATAATATGAATATCTTCCATAGGTATGTCTTGCAATAAAGAATTGTTCTCATATACACTTAATGATAGCCCTTTTAACTTTATATCTAAATAAAACAAAGTATCAACATTAGAATTGTTTGTCAAATAAATACATGGAGTTATACTCACCTGATTATTAGTCAATTGAGGTATTTTTGAACACTCTGTTAATATTTTATTTACAAATTCATTACATTGTTCTTTGAATTTATCTAAATCTACATTCATTGAAACACCTAATCTTTTTAAATTAGCTCTTTCTGTTTCTAAATGATGAGTTAATTGCACCATTCTACCTGTATAATAATGCCTGTCTCTAATTTTATTAACAAGACGCTCCATATTTGTAGACCTCTTATGAAAATGTAATGTTTTATACATGTATTCTTTCATTTTATCATATGAACCAGGTTTCCAATTCCATTTAGGTGTAACTTCTATTGGTTTAATGTCCCAAACACCTAAATAACGATTAATTTCTCTTAATTTATCTTTAAACAAATCTTGTGGACCACATGCTAAATTATTAGCTTCAGCTTGAGATAAATTATTTAATTTTTCTAAACTACTTGCTTCTATTACTTTATAGCCATTAAAGTATTCCATTTTTCTCTCTCTTTCTTTATCTGTATTAAATGAGAGCCTCACATATTCCTTTGCCTTTCACTCTAGAGTAGTACACCCTTGCTAATTGGACTTACAGGACCAGTTATTGGCTCTCATTTAATTGTTATTGTTTATTATCCACCTACTTTATTGTTACTTGCGTAGGCTACTAACGCATTATCTTCCAAAACAAAATCGTTTTGCCTGATAGTTCCAGCAACCATCACATTTGCATCTGTTGGTATGCTTAGTTCATTTCTTCTTT